TCAAAATATGGATATACGTTTAAGTTAGTTTCCTGTGGCATGATTTTTTACTTAAAATTGTAAAATAACCTTAATATCTTCTTTTTGATTCGTAGATCTGATAACAGATGGTCTATTATCAATATAAATTATTTCTCCAGAATATTTTTCTACTTCTGGATTTGACAAACCCGAATCAAAGTTTTGTCCTAGATTATACGTTGTCGTATTATTTATGGTAGTAGTAATACCATTAAAATTAGAATCTATTTGGAGATTTATACTCCCACCTTCGATAACCAAAGATCCGTCTACAGTTGGTGATGAAGTAAACCTATTGAGTTTATATCCATATGCTGGAATTTGTGTAGATAAATCTGAAGTTCCAGTATTAAAACCAACTAAAGATCTATCTTGCCAATATTTTAACACTCCAGTTTTATTGTCATAATATACAACCTTACCGACTGCAGTAATACCAGCACCTATTGTTTGTATAATTTCTGCATTATCTGCAAAAGTTGCATTTTGATAGTCATTAGGATTTGTAATTCCTGTCAATTTTAATGCATACACACCACTTACGATGCTATCAGACAACAATTCGTTTGTTTGGAATTTTTTTGGATTTTTTATTATCCCAACTCTAGCAACTTTATTTCCACTAACAAAATCTGGATTCTCAATATCATTTTCTATTCTCGAATACAATAACAAATTGTAAGATCCAAGTTCTTTATAGATATCTTTTCCATGACCTCCGGGAGGAGGAATTATTACATTAAATTTTGGAGCAACTGAACCAGAATTTAAAAGTAGTCCTCCAGAAGCAAGGTCTAACTTTCCAAAAGTATATCCAGATCCACCTAAAGTTACATTTACAGATTCTACTGTAGAATCTTCACCAACAACGACCGATGCCTTTGCACCACTTCCATCTCCAATTATATCAATATTAGTATATGTTCCTTGAGTTAACCCACTACCTCTATTTGTTACAGTAACAATCTTCAATTGTCCACTTGTGTCTGCATTATTTCTAACCAAAGAATATTGATCATCATTCCAATCTGCAGGGACTGGTATATAATTTAAAGACTCAAACTTTACAACATCGCTAGGCTTTATTGTGTATAAGTATTTCCAAATGTAACCATCTCCACTAGTACCTGCTGATCTTGGTTCAAGATCAGTGAATGTAGGTTCGTCTAAAGATGGTCTACCCTCCGTATTTTCTGGGTCTATTCCATTATAAAGACAAATGTAAACATTAAAATCACTATTTACGACATAATAATTTGCAGAATAAATGCTAGACTGATTTGATGGTACTGATCTTTTATCCCTACTTACATCATTTCTATACATGTCATAAGTAGTTCCAGATGTCCAAGTAATTTTTCTAATTACTTGCCTAACATCACCAGAATTAATTTTTTTCAATCCAATAATAGTATCCCAAATATCATTTTGATAATCAAAAGAATCTATCGGTGGTTGGGGAGAAGAATCCCAATCTGATTTGTATTCGGAAGCATTTGTTAGTCCAACAAAACTATAATAAGAAAATAAAGAAGAACCAATAGAAGATACTAAATTGCTAGAATTTAGTATTCTAAATTGATCAGTTATAATTGCTGACATTTATCTTAAAATTTTAGAACTATTTATTATATAATTGTATAAGAATTAAATTTTAAAGGATTTGTTCTCCTTACAATTGGTGCAGTAGTTAATCCAGAATTTTGATAATTTGTTCCAACTAAAAATTCCCTCGCCTGTGATCTAGAGTTTGTTTCAATTAGCCCCCAACTAAATTCTCCAAAGAATGCGTTGCTTCCCATATCACTTAAAAGATTATAATCTTGAACACTAACCACAACTCTTGCAACATTTACTGTAATAAAATTCTCATATCCATATACACCAGTAACCGGCACAATAGAAACTGAAGCAACTTGATAAACGTTGTCCATAAATTTTGTTCCAACGCTTATGATAGATCCATTACTATCCAAGGAAACCAATCCATTTCCAATATTTGTATTAAAAACATTAAGGTAATACGATTCTTGTATGCCACTTTCAGTTACTGTTGGGTTCGTAAACGCCGAATTTCTAAGTGGCGAATCTCTTGGAATTAATAAATCAAATACTATTCCAGTTTGAGCATATCCAACAGAAATAGTAGAAACTCCAGTGATGATTCCATAATCTCCACTATATGTAACATTATTAATCTGTTCCTTATTAACTTTTGGAGATTCTATAATTACTAGTGGTGGAGAAGAATTTGTATAACCAAATCCGGGATTTACTATTTGTATTGAGGTAACAACTCCAGAAGAAACGGATGCTATTGCAGTTGCCTTTCCTGTAGATCCTATTCCAATTGGACTTGTGATTGATACTTCAGGTACAAAATCATATCCAAGTCCATTATTAGATATGTCTATTGATGATATTGTGCCAGCAAAAGAAACTAAAGCAGTTGAAATTGCCACAATGTTTTCTTTTCCATCCACAATTTCAATTTTACTTGTGTAAGAATCTGAAGCATTTTCATTTTTATAGTCAAAGAAAGATTTCAAGGAATCTACGAATATCATAGTGCTTCCTATTCCAACACTTTTTATGAGATTACCCACAGGGGTAATCTTTGGTTCATATTCTATTCTATCTTTTGTTACATCTGCGTTATTGATTTTAATATCATTTCTTTGTTTGCACCAAGTTATTGGTCTTAAAAGATCTAAATCAGAAGAAACTCCAACTGAAGAATATAAATTAGTGTCTACTGAAGTTGGTGAAGTAATAACATTAACTATTCTATTTTTTTGATCTGTATTAGAATCTTCGCTATCAATGTTAAGAATATCTCCAACTTTTATAGTTTCTTCTATATCAACATCAATAACATCAATTCCTTCTGTTCCTCTGTAGAATAATATCCTACATTCATCACCTTCTTTTGGTGCTTCGGTAAATGTTATATTACTTCCCCCATTAAATATGTAAGCTTCGTCTGGAATTTGTATAACATCATTTAAAATTACTAATATAGTTGCTTTTACATCAATGTTAGAACCTTTTTTTGTAATAATAGAGAATATGTTTCCATCATCCGTTAATGTAAATGTCTTTCTCAATCCATCAAATCTAAAGCTAAAATCGTCCAATAATTTTAAGTTTCCAACAAACCAACCCGAAAAATTATCTTTTGTAACCTTATCAATTATTATAGAAAACTCTTCAAAAGATTTTGATGGGTCTAAAGGTATTCCTGTAGATCCTCCAGTTTCTACTGTCAATATTTCTCCTGGAATATATGAGTAACCATAATTTTTTATTTCAAAACTTACGACACTAGATCCTTGTCCAACAACTATATCTATTTTTGCTTCAGTTCCAACACCCGAAGAATAACTTGGAGAATAAATTAGTGGAATGTCTGAATATGAAAGTGGTGAATCAAAAACTACATCTGGTGGATTTGATTGATCATATCCAGATCCAGGATTAGTAATATTCACAGAAACTACATTTCCATTAGAAACAACAGCATTTCCAACAAATTCTATATTTGGAATTCCTGAACTATAAGTTTGTACACCAACTCTTATATTTGTTTGTATTCCAGATCTATATCCAGAACCACTATTTCCAATGCTTATTGCCGATATTGTTCCTGAAATAGATACTGCTGCAGTTCCTCCAGCAGTAATTAAAGGTTGATAACCAAGTCCATTACTTGATCCAATTGATATTGGTATTCCACCTCTAGGAACTGATGCATTATTTGGATCATAGGATACTGATGTTGCTGTTCCCGTGAAACTTATTTCTGTTCCTGACAAATTTTCCGTAAGAGTAAAATCATCATCAGGAATTTGTAAAACATTATTAATTAATGTTATAGATCTATCTGTAGAAATTCCGAATATATTTTGTTGATTGGACTTTAAAACAAAATCTTTATTTGCAGCATTAAATGAACTTGATATATCATCAAATAGATAATTTCTATCATAGGTTTCAGAATTGCCATCAGGAATTCCTGAACGTACAAAAACTCTACCATGAAAAGAAGATTTTATAGTATTTTCTGTAATTACACTTCCAAATTCATTTGGATCTCCTTTTGTCTCTCCATATGGAGGAGAAGCAAAATAAATTTTACTTCCAATTATATTATAATTTCCCTCAACTTTTCTTATTATTGAATTTGATAGGTGAGATGATATTCCAGTTCCAAGAAATCCTCTATTAACGTCAACAGAATTTCCAATTCCTATAGAATTTATTTTTAGTATTTCATCATCAATTTTAATTAAGTTGCCAGAAGAAAATGATGAAATTCCAGAGAATATTAAAATATTATCTGAACCATTGTCTATATTATTTTGTAAAATACTTGAAGTTGATGAACTTACTAAAATAGGAGATTGTATTACGTTATCAATTGCTATTATACATTTTCTATCCTGTTTTGTTGATGTTATGTAATGAGTTATTCCTAAACCAACTGAGGTAATATCTATTAGATTTGGTTGTGCAGATAATGCATTTTGAGCAGATGATGCAAATTTAATTCTAGTTTCATCAACCTTGTAAATATAAAGTTCTCCAGAGAGTTTATTGGTTAAACCAACTCCAGTTATAACTGTGTTTGCTATACCAATAGAATTATCTGTAGAATCATGATTTAATTGCTGAGATCTATAATTTACCTGTTCACCAGTAACAAAAAAGTGATTTGGTATTGTTATATAATTTTCATCTATATTAACTACTGAAGATAGACTTCCATTAAACAATTTTTCAAATATAAAATCTCCTTTATATTTTAAGTCAAATTCGGTCCTATCTTGACTGCCAAATACGGAAACTCCTGTTTTTAATTCTACATTTTTTAAATTTAAAGATGGAGAAAAATTGGTAAATTGGAAGTAAGTTAACTTATTTTGATATATTAAAACTTCTACATTTGTATTTGGATTTGGAGTAAATAAAATGTCTGTAGTTGATGATAAATTTGTACTAAATGACCCTAAAGAATTTTGAGTTTCTACATTTCCATATTCTATAAAATAAGTTTCTCCACTATCATTTATTACAATTAATTCCGAAAATTGAATATTTCCAGAATCTAAATCAGTAACTTGAGATACTACATATGAAGATTGATAATTTGAGTCATAAGAAGATACTATGGTTGGAGAAGGTGATGGACTTGCTATTATTGATGTTTTTTTGGACTCTATATTTCCAGATCTAAGATTTAATGATCCTTCTTGACTGAAATTTGTATTTGCAAATGAAACATTAATTACATTTGCGGAAACATTTCCTAAAGAAGAATCGTCGGGATAAAAGTCTAAATTAATGTTAGAACCAGAAACATAAACATCATATGTACCAAGACCAGAAATTGACGAATCATTATCAAAGCAAATTGTTCCATAATCTGCTAATAAAATCTCATTATCTGAATTGACTACTATATTAAATTCTTTATACTCATAAAAATTATTTGATGTAGACAATTCTACTAATATTTTTGATGATGTAAAATCTGTAGAGATTTGAGAAATTGTTTCTGGATTTCCAGAACTAAAAATTTTATTTGAAGATCCAATACTTACAATATCTCCCAGACTATAAGAACCCGTATCCGTAATTAATTGTTTTGTTTCATATGAGAAAAAACTATAATTATACTCATTTATTCTTCCATCTATCGGGAAAAATTGTAGATTATTTGTTCCACCAGAATTTATAATATCAAAAGATCCAATCTCATCTTGAGTAAAAACCTTGGCATAATTATTGGAAAATATTTGATTTCCATTAGTTAATAAAGAAAGAATAGATATTTGCTTTCTATCACCAAATCTATTATCCAATACGTTTAAAAATAACTTTTGAGATCTTATTTTTGTTGCCATTTTACTTTAAATATTGAATGAGGTTACGAAAGTTGATGGTAAGCTAGTATTAAATTGGTCACTTATATCATCTATGAGCAAAACTCTATTTCCAACCGATTCTGAATAATCTTGTATAACTCTAGAATCAAAAAATATTTCATCTGATGATAAAACATTATCAAGGTAAAAAGAATTTTCCCTCACAATATCATAGTCAAAGGTACAATTTACATCCACTTCACTATTTAAGTCTATACTTATGTCGAGAGATTCTTTTTGTTGACTTGTAGTTATTCCGCTAAATTCCTGTGTGGAAGAAACAACCTGCAAATCACCAAAATTTTTGAACCCTACAGTGTGGTTTAAATCATTTACAGCGTTTTTCCAATCTTCTATCGGAACTTCGGATTTTACAGAATATGAGAAATATTGATAATAATCATTATTAGCAATTCTTTGTAAAGAATTGTTTAAGAAACCAACACTATCTTTCCAACCATTTTTGACTATAGAAGAAGAACTAATAGTATAATAATCTTCATATGATAAATTTTCTTTGATAGTTCCTCTTGTTCCCGAAGAAAATCCATCTATTATCGTTTCATCTTTTATTGGGTATGTAGTTTCTATCTTTAATATCTCATTATTAGAATCCCAATTTAAAACTTTTCCAGTTTTATTTCCATATTTTACAATTTCACCTTTACTAAAAGAATTTTTAATTAATTCTACATCAAAAATGGGGAAATATTTTTCCGGAATAATAGAACCCGAAGAATTTTCTGAGTCGAATGTACCTGGAATTTGAGATCCTGTAAGGTAATCTTCTAAAGAATATTTTAATGTTGGATTTGGTCCCGCAGAACTTATTTCCTTTACTGTAAATAGTTGATAATTGTAATTTTTAGAATTATATCCAATACCTGAAGATTCTAATATAGAAATTCCTTCTATTAAAATTTTATCATTTAAATTAAATGGAAATTCATTTTCTGTAGGAAATTCTCTATTAAATGTTACAGTAACTTCTTTGTTAGAATTGTTATATGATATTGAAGAAATTCCAACTCCATTTGTGTTCTGTATTGGAATTATTCTTGGAGTTACATTATAGAATCCTTTGGAATTTTTTATTATTTTTATAGTATAATTTTTTTGATCAAAATCCAAAACCAAGTCATTAACAACTTGATTAGTAAATCCATCCAAAACTACTAATTTTGGTTCAGTATTATAATATAAACCAATAGATGAAATTCCTATAAAGTTTATTTTTGATAGAGGTTCTACTCTTAATACAGTAGGAAATTTTACTCTAGGTCTAATTGTAGAATCTATGCTGTAATCATAACCAATATCTTGCAATTCTAAACTTTTAATTTTTCCAATTTTATTCGAATTTGGAACCAGTATTGCTCCAGATCCACTTTCGGAAAATACGGAAGATATTGATGGAAAACTATTATAACCATAACCTTTAGATAAAGATTTAAAGGATCTAATAATTCCTTTTTCTGATTTTGAGTTTGTGTCGTATGATAAAGATGAATTTGATTGATTGTAAGTTTCTATTTCATTAGTAAATCCTATAGTATAATTAAATGTATCAGTTCCTACTCCAGAAATTTTGTGAGTTCCGGAAAATTTACTATTCTCCAATAAAATAGAATTTCTAAAATCTACTTCATTATCAATTTTATATTCCTTCTTTATATTAGTATTGGTTTTTCTTTGAATTGGTTCCAAAGAATAGTAAAAAATATCTGGAAAAGATGAATCTATTAATAACTCTATCTTTGCAGTTGAATCTACTCCAACAGTTCCAGTTTTAACTATTTTGGATATTCCTTGAGAATCTACTATGAATAATCTTTCAGATAAATTAAAGTCTTTATAGAAATTTATGTCAAATGATGGTATTCTTTTAGAATTTGATTCTATAGAAAGAGATTCATCAGATACATCAAAAACTATCTTTTTATTTCTTACAATACTGAGAGGTAAATTTATTGGAGATAATGATCCATCTAATATAGTAGTTGTAATACCAATGAAATTTGGTATTTTTTTATTTGAATCATATTTTGATCTTGATAGTCTTATTCTATTCCTATCGTACACTGAAATATAATATATTTCATTATCA